ATATTTGAGTAATAGTTCCTTAGTTTCATATACAAAAATTAGCCAATTTAGAAACAGTCCTAGGAACCATAATATAGATACCATATCTATTCATTGTGTTGCCGGCGACGTTAGTATAGAAAAACTTGGAGACATGTTTTCACGTTCTGACTGGGACGCAAGTAGCAACTATGGAATTGGTTCAGATGGGCGAATAGGCATGTATTGTGAAGAAAACGATCGTTCGTGGGCCACATCATCAAGTTCTAATGACAACCGTGCAATAACAATAGAAGTCGCTAATGATGGAAATTCAAGTACTGGTTGGCACGTTAGTGATAAAGCCTTAAAATCATTAATTATTTTATGTGTCGATGTTTGCAAAAGGAATGACATAAAAGAATTATTATGGAAAGGCGATAAAACATTAATCGGCCAGATCGATAAACAAAACATGACCGTTCATAGATGGTTTGCTAATAAAGCATGTCCCGGCGAGTATCTATACAATAAACATGGATATATAGCTGATGAAGTAAACAAAATATTAAACGGAAACGAGGACGAAGACATGGATGGAAAACAGATTTATGATAAATTAATCGAATATTTATCATCTCTCCCCACATCCACATATGCCGAAGAGTCTAGTATAAAGGCTGTTAAAAGCGGCATATTTATGGATTCAAATAAAGATTTGCTCGTTGACAATCCGAGAAGCCCAATGACAAGAGAACAACTTGCGGTTATTCTAAATCGCCTCGGTCTTCTTAAATAGTATGCGTAAGCTTAAATCTCGCCTTATTAAAAAGATAATTTTTCTTTTATTTCTCATGATACTAGTTTGTGTAATAGCATGCTCGATACTTATTTTCGCTGGATTAAAAATTTTTATGATATGCGGAGCCATATTTGCTGGTTTTGTTTTATTAGCCATAGCCGCATGGCTCAACGATAATGGTAAATTAGACACTAGCAAAATCATAATATTTATTTTAATTTATGTTGGCGCTATGATGGCTGGGTTTTCTTACTATCTCGCATATATAGAAAGAAACGAAATCGCAGAAAGTCTAGCTAAAGCTGCTCTTATAGAACTAGTAGCCCCATCGGTAATGATATTTATGAAATCGTTAATTGAGAATTTATCAATGAATAATTGTTGGCCTGATAAGGCGCCTTGTGAAAAAAAAGATTCTGATACTACGTCAGAAATATAAAAAGGAGGGTCGACATGGTAGTATTTACCCATAAAGGTAGTTTTAAAAATATGGAGAACTTCTTAAATGGCGTATCAAAAATAGATCTTAAAAATGTATTATCTAAATACGCAAAAGAAGGAATTCGTGCTCTTGAATCTGCTACTCCTGTCGACACTGGTTTAACAGCAGGCTCTTGGGGATATGAAATAACGATCTCCAAGGGTTTGCTGACCATCGCGTGGACTAATTCGCACGTTATTAATGGCGTTCCTATAGCCATACTAATACAGTATGGACACGGAACACGTAATGGGGGATATGTTCAAGGGCATGATTATATTAATCCAGCACTTCGATCGGTTTTTGATAGCATGGCTAACGCAGCTTGGCAGGAGGTAACAAGATTATGAGCAGATCTATCGACGAAAGAATTGTAGAAATGCAATTTAATAATCGGCAGTTTGAATCTGGTATAAAAGACAGTCTTCATTCTATAGATAGACTTAAATCAGGGCTTAATTTTGACGAATCTGTCAAGAGTTTATCTAGTTTAAGTGACGCTGGTAAAAAATTCTCACTCGCCGGAATTGCAGAAGGAGTCGATACGATCGCTGGGAAATTTACCACCCTAGGAATCATTGGAGTTACCGCTCTTCAAAACATTACTAATTCCGCTGTTAATTTTGGAAAACAAATAGTCGCATCATTAACAATAGAACCAATAACAACTGGTTTTTCTGAATATGAGCTTAAGATGGGCTCCATACAAACAATCATGGCCGGAACTGGCGAAAGTTTACAGGTAGTTAATCAGTATCTTGCGGAATTGAACGCGTATGCTGATAAAACAATATATTCATTTGCTGATATGACAACTAATATTGGTAAATTTACAAATGCCGGCGTATCATTAGAAGGCGCCGTAGCAGCTATTCAGGGTGTTGCAAACGTAGCTGCGGTATCTGGCGCAAATGCAGAAGAAGCGTCGCGCGCGATGTACAATTTTGCGCAGGCTTTATCAGCCGGTTATGTTAAACTTGTTGACTGGAAGTCTATTGAGCTAGCCAACATGGGCACTAAAGAGTTTAAACAGCAACTCATTGATGCTGCTGTAGCTGCCGGAACATTAACTGCGACCGCCGATGGTCTCTATAAAACTCTATCCGGAAACGTTGTAAGCGCTACTAGAGGGTTTAATGAAAGCCTACAAGATCAATGGATGACGACCGAAGTTCTTGTTAATACTCTTGGTAAGTATTCTGATGAAACAACTGACATTGGTAAAAAAGCCTTTGCAGCAGCGCAAGACATAAAAACACTTACTCAGATGTATGATACGCTTAAAGAAGCTGCTGGTTCTGGATGGGCAGAATCTTGGGAGATTATTGCTGGTAATTTTGACGAAGCAAAAGAATTGTTTACGGAATTAGGGGAAACAATAGGCGGCTTTCTAAATACGATGGCTACTGCTCGAAATGAGATGCTTCTTTTCTGGAAAGACAATGGCGGACGTGTAGCATTAATCGATTCTTTTAGAAATGCATTTGATGCTTTGGGAAGAATTGTTACGCCAATAAAAGAAGCTTTTAGAGACTTCTTTCCGCCAATGACTGGTGAAAAACTTCTTGCTATTACAGAAGGAATCAAAAGTTTCACGGAAAGAATCAAAATAGGGGAAGAAACGTCCGAAAAAATTAAAAGAACATTTGCCGGGCTATTCGCAGTGATAGATCTCGTCGGAGAAGCTTTTGGTTTTGTGTTTAATGTCGCTACAGAACTTTTTGGTTTATTTGGAGGTCCGGCTGCTAATGGTATTCTAACATTAACCGCTTACTTTGGAGACTTTCTTGTTAAACTAAATGAAAGCATTACTCAAGGCGATCGATTTAAAGAAGCCTTTGAAAAAGTTAGAGACGTATTTACAACAATAGCGGACAAAATAAAAGATGCTGTGTCTAGAATTAGTGTAGCTATTTCGTCGTTTAAAGACATTGATTTAGGACCTTTGGAGTTATTTTCTGATACTGCCGAAACGCATCTAAAACCTTTTGAATCTTTTGGAAAAATATTTGCCGCGGCATTCGAGGCCATCGTTAAAGTTCTAGAATGGGGCGCACCAATAGTATTTAAACTAGGCGAAATAGCATCCGGAGCGTTAAGCAAACTTGCTGAAACAGTGGGCGCTTCTGTTGAGAATCTCGATTTTAAAGACATTCTAGAATTAATTAATGGCGGATTATTTGCCGCTATTCTATTAGGAATTCGCAATTTCATAAAATCGCTAACTGATATATCATCAAGTGCCGGGGGTTTCTTAGATGGAATAACCGGAATATTAGATGGTGTACGCGGCTCTCTCGAAGCATATCAGAATAATCTGAAAGCAAAAACATTACTTACAATAGCCATTGCTATAGGAATCTTAGCAGTATCGCTCGCTATACTATCGAGTATAGATGGCGATAAACTTACTAATTCATTAATGGCAATAACAATTCTATTTACAGAACTTTCCGTTGCTATGATCGTTCTGCAGAAATCGTTAATGGGTGTAAAAATTGCTGGCATATCGCTTCAAATGGTGGCAATAGCAACAGCAATACTTATCTTATCTGCTGCTATGAAAAAATTGGCAGAGCTTGACTGGGAAGGAATTGCTAAAGGTACTATTGGAATCGCCGCGTTATGTACGACTCTGGTCGCATCGGCAAAACTATTATCAGGCAGTAAAGGTCCTTTAATAAAAGGCGCTACAAGTCTTATCGCATTCTCGGCTGCCATATTAATAATGGCGCAAGCAGTTAAAAATCTAGCAGGCCTTAGCTGGGAAGAACTAGCAAGAGGCCTTACTGGTTTAACTGTTGTTCTAGTAGAAGTTATCGCGCTTACAAATTTAATAGGGTCACCAAAACGTATGATATCCACTGGCCTAGGTTTAATTGCTCTATCTGCATCTATGGTTATATTTGCGGAAGCCATAGAAAAAATGGGAGAACTAGCCTGGGGCGAAATCGCAAGAGGTCTAACTGCGATGGCTGGCGCATTAGCTGCCATAACTGTTGCTATGAATTTAATGCCTAAGGGTATGATTGGAAAAGCAACTGGAATGGTTGTTATAAGTGCGGCAATGATAATATTTGCGGAGGTTGTCGAACGTTTTAGCGCGCTTAGTTGGGGAGAAATAGCAAGAGGACTAACCGCGATGGCTGGCGCACTCACGGCGATAACATTAGCTTTAAACTTTATGCCAAAAGGGATAATAAATAAAGCGATTGGGTTAATTGGCGTAGCTACGGCGTTAGTTATATTATCAAAAGCTCTTAAAACAATGGGGCAGATGAGCTGGGAAGAAGTTGCAAAAGGCCTTATCACATTAGGCGGTTCAATGCTTATTTTAGCAGTGGCGCTAAATGTAATGCAAAGAGCTATTCCTGGAGCATTAGCTATGCTCATTATTGCTCCAGCACTTCTGCTCATGGCTCAAGTTCTTAAAACATTGGGTTCTCTATCTATTGGCGAAATAGTTAAAGGACTCGCTTCTTTGGCTGGTATATTTATAGTATTAGGAGCAGCGGCTCTCGTATTACAACCACTGGTTCCGACAATATTAGCGCTAGGTTTGGCAATAACTTTATTAGGAACTGGCATAGCATTAGTTGGCATTGGCGTTCTAGCATTCTCTGCTGGATTAACCGCGCTTGCTGTCTCAGCAACTGCAGCCGCAGGAGCTATTGTTATTATTGGTTCGGCCGTTCTTAGTCTAATACCATTATTCTTTGAGAAAATCGGAGAAGGAATCCTAGCTCTTGGTAACACAATTATAAACGGCGCTCCAATTATAAAAGAAGCCTTCTTAGTGCTTCTTGATAGCGCAATAGAAGCTCTTGTGGAAGCGACACCAATGATCGCCGAAGGTTTGATGTCGTTTGTTCTCAGTTTATTAACAGTAATCGACGATAATCTACCAACGATTATTGATAAGTTATTTTCTATCGTTACTGGATTTATTGAGAAACTAACCGAGAAACTACCGGAGCTTATACGAGCAGGCGCCGAACTTTTAGGTGCATTTCTTGAAGGTATATTTAATGCGATGGGCGGCTACCAACCAGAAAATCTATTTAATTTGATAACATGTATCACTATGCTTGTCGCCGCATTTGCTATATTAGCAGCTAGCAGGAAATTAGCAAAAGATGCTATTGTTGCGGTTGGAATGATGGCCGTCGTAATGGCTATCATAGTCGCTTTATTTGTTGTTATTTCATGCTTAGACATTGAAAATACTCTTGAGATTGCATTATCACTATCTACTGTTCTTCTTGCTATATCTGCTTCTATGGTGATATTAAGTTTAATTCCCGTTCCAGCAGCTTTATCTGCCGTCGCTGGTTTAGGAGTATTTGTAGCTGGAATGGCAGTTCTTCTTACTGCTTTAGGCGCTCTAGCTCAAATTCCTGGTTTAGAATGGCTAATGGGAGAAGGCGCCCAGATGCTAGGTGATATTGGTCACGCTATTGGCGCTTTTGCTGGTAATATTATAGGCGGTTTCTTAAATGGCGTATCTGGTTCGTTCCCACAAATCGGAGAAGATTTATCTGCGTTTATGGAGAACGTCACGCCATTTATAGAAGGAGCTAAAAATATAGATCCAGCGGCAATGGACGGCGTAAAAGCCTTAGCAGAAACGGTTCTTATTCTAACGGCAGCTAGTGTTCTTGACGGATTAACTTCGTGGCTGACTGGCGGATCATCGATGGCCGAATTTGGTAAAGAACTTAACGATTTCGCTCCATATTTTGTTGGGTATTACAATCAAATAAAAGATGTGGACGGGGCAGTTGTAGAAGCATCTGCTAATGCCGCGCTAGCTCTTGCTGAGTTCGCCAATAATATTCCAAATAGCGGAGGTTTACTAGCCAAGATCACTGGAGAAAATAGCATTTCGTCATTTGCTGATGAGCTTGCTGTGTTTGGTCCAAAATTACTAGCATATTCGCAAAGTATACAAGGTCTGGACTCAGACGTCGTTATGAATTCGGCTAATGCCGCGCTAGCTCTTGCTGAGATGGCAGATAAACTCCCGAATAGCGGAGGGTTGCTTGCCAAAATAACCGGAGATAACAGCATAAGTGCGTTTGCTGATGAATTAGTTATATTCGGACCAAAACTAATGGAGTATGCACAGAGTGTCGCTGGTTTGGATGCTAGCGTTGTGATAAATTCGGCTAATGCAGCCGCCGCTTTAAGTGCACTTGCTGATGGATTACCAAATAGCGAAGGTTTAGTTGCTTTATTCACTGGAGAAAATAAACTATCAACCTTTGGTGAGGAATTATCTATATTTGGTCCATATCTGAAAGCATATGCGGATAGCGTTACAGGACTAGACGCTAATGTCGTAACAAACTCGGCAAATGCCGCCGCTGCACTTAAAGCACTTTCGGATGGGTTGCCAAATAGCGGAGGCCTAGTCTCTTTCTTCACTGGTGATAATACCATGGCCGATTTTGGAGAGCAAATAGCCGAATTCGGACGATATTTTGCAGAGTACTACGATAATATTAGTGATATTAATACTAGTCAAATGGATGGCGTAATTGAAGGAATAGAAACGCTGGTTAATCTCGCAAAAGACATCACAAGTGCTGATATTAGCGGACTATCAACGTTCGCACAAGATTTAGCAGCACAAGCAGATCTTGGTATCGAGGGTTTCACGTCAGCTTTTGAAGACGCCGGATCTAAGGTTAAAACGGCAATCGGAAGTATGTTTGACGTCGTTACAAATAGCGTAACTGCTGAGAAACCAAACGTGGTAAGTAAAATGACAATCGTAGTAACGGCTATGCTTAACGTTCTGACCATCCAAACGCCACAATTTAAAACAGCAACCTATATTCTTATGTCGGCGATTCAGACCTCGATAACTGATAAACAAACCGTTATAGTATCTACGCTTACTACTGTTATATCAGCTATGGTCACTGCCGGCAAAAATAAAAGATCAGATTGGGTAGCGATGGGTGGATATTTAGTAGATGGGTTTGTTGTTGGTATTAATAACGCTAAACCAAGAGCCATCACAGCTGCTGCTAATATGGCCGCGGCCGCGTTAGATGCTGCTATGGACGCTATTGGAGCGGCTTCTCCTGCTAAAAAAACAATTGAGATGGGTAAATATTTTGATGATGGGTTCGCGATTGGTTTAGCGAGATACGCATATTTAGCTGAAAATTCGGCTAGAGATCTTGGTAATAACGCGGTCGATGGTATAAATAATGCCATTCGAAGAATATCAGAGACTGTGGATGCAGAAGTTGATATTAATCCAACCATCAGACCTATTCTAGACATGACCGATGTTACAAATGGACTTAATTCGGCATTCAAAAATAGTCCAAATCTAAATGTTTCAGCAATCGCTTTCAAAGCATCCCGCGTTTCGACGTCAACAAACGATGGAAAAAGTCCTAATGCCATAAATAACGAAACGGATAATAGCGACAACTCAACGATTCAAATTACAAATCATTTTGTAGTTCGTAACGATTCTGATGTGCAGAAAATAAGTCGCAATTTATCAACAATTCTTGATCGATACAGACTTGCGAAGGGAGTGACTGTTAAATGATGATAGGAAGTTTTATATTTAACGAGACATCGAGCGAATCATTCAATCTCGTTAGTAAGTCTATAAAAAGACCGTTGCTCCCTGCTATGAAAGTAAGACGTGTCGAATTAGTAGGCGCATCGGGCGTTTACGACTTCTCCGATAACGAATACTCACCAAGATCTATAACTATGCGAGTGGTATATATTGGAAGCGACTATACCGAATTACGTTCGAAAGCTCGCCAAATAGCGGGTTGGCTAGGCGTAAACGAATGGTGCAAACTCGTTATAAACGACGAATCCGATAAATATTATCTTGCTAAGGTTACGGACGAAATCGCATTACAGAGTGTGTGGGAGGCTGGATCAGCTGATATCACATTTGATTGTCAGCCTTTCGCGTATTCTGTAGATGAAGAAAATTTAGAAGTTGTGGATATCGTTGGCCCAACGGCGTATGAGTTTACAAATCCCGGGACTAGACTTATAAATTATAAGAGTCCACAGGGTAGTAAATTCAATATTATTCTTACTGGCGCATGGACCGATATATCGTTAAGCATGAATGGCGCAGTATTGCATTATTACCAGGCCGCTAATGGTATATTAACGATTGATAATATCGAAATGGAGGCCAGTTTGGATGGCGTTAATAAATTTAATGTGCTCACAGGGGATGTAGATACGTTTCTTAAGATAGTTCCTGGCGTTAATACACTAACTATTAGCGGAACGGATCTTGACGTTGTTGTAAATATCGATTACGTTCCTTTGTGGCTATAAGAAGGAGGATGTGCCATGATAAAAGTATTAGATGCTAGTTTTAATCGCTTAGGGGTTGTAAAAAATGTCATTGATTGCGCTCGCATCGAGGAACTTAATGGCGAAAACATTCTCGATTTTAATGCGGTATTGGATGTTAAATTGAATCAGTTAATAGATCAAAACTCTATATACGAGCTCGATAATGACTATTTCGATACCGCATTTCTTAAAAAAACATCAAACGAAGACAATACTTATACGGTTTCGGTAGAATCTGAACACGTCTCTTATAGACTTAATCGTTCTGACTACGACGTTGAATATTTTACCGAAACTGGATTACCTATCTATATTCTTGGTAAGATTTTAGAAGGAACCGGATTCACAATAGGCGATGTTGAGTTCTCAGCGTCAACGACATATTCGGCACAAGAAGCTAAGAGTCGACGTCAATTACTAATGGAGTTTGCGGCATATTTAGAAGGCGAGCTCATATTTAACAAATTCGAAATTAGTATCGTTGTGCATAGGGGTTCCCTATCATCGATTCCTGTTATAAAAGATCGGAATGTCAAAGAAATCTCAAAAACCATAAACAAAAGAGAGCTCGATGATGCCGGCAACCCAGCGATAGCATATTTATGCCAGCCCATATATTTGCCAGATGACGTATATTCATTAGGCGACGAAATTCTTCTAATGCATAAAGATCTAAACATAAATGAAGAACTTCGAGTAACAAGAATCGCAGTTAATCCTTATGATAGTTCCGACGTAATACTCGAGTTTGCTAATTATACAAACGATCTCGCTAATCAAGTTTATCAAATAGAAACCACAACTGTAACTAAAAATGCCTTGTATAATGGCATACGTATAGGTCCGGATTATGGTTTTGAAGCCGTTCGAAATGATAAGAAAGCAAGAGCGTTTTTTAGATCCGATGCGATGGTATTTCAATCTGGAGACGGCAGTGGAACAACTTGGAAAGATCGTCTATATTACACCTATGATGCAGAAACCGACGAAACAGTTCTGGTTTTTGACGGCAAATTATCAGCTGATGTAATTAGCGCTTTGACTGTTTTGATAACTCCTAATCTTTATGCCGAGAAAGCTACCATATCTGAGCTTACTGTAGATCGTCTCGATACTTCGACGAAAGTTCAAAATTATCTATATTCTGACAATTCGGATGTTAATTATATTCGAATTCAGAATCAAACAATGGAATTTGTAACGGCATCTACAAATGGCGTAGATACTGAACAAGCTACTAATAGATATAGTGAGCTTTTATATTGGACAGATGATACACATATAGCGGCGTCTACAGTAGAAACAGATTATCCAGTTATGACATACGTTTATACAGAACTTGTTAAGATGGCTACCACATTCGTCTTTGACGGAACATATTATGTGCCAATGCTATCTCTTGGTAGTGGAACCGGAGTTGGAAATAACGGAAAAAGTTTCATTTATAAAGATGCCGATGGTTTCTTTATAGACTATTACACAAACGATGGTGTGTTACAGTATATAAAGATTACGGACGAAGGCGTGTTCTTTTCCGGATTCCCAACAATGGAAATAGATTCTACCACAACGATAATAGGTCTTGTTCAAATGTGGGTACAAATTGATACTCCAATTGGAGCAAAAGTAAATGATGTTTGGGTGGATACGGACGATTACACTAGATATGATGTAATGCCAATAACTGGATCTACTGTAATTGCTATTGACGCGCCAGAGGTAATAAAATGCACCGGAACGCTTACACTAACATTGCATGCTGCAACAACAATAGGTATTATCAAAAAAGTATACAATGTTGGAAGTGGTATTGTAACCGTCGCCGGAACAATAAACGATCTTACTAATATGTATTTATATCCTGGCGAAAGTGTTGAATTAATTACTGACGGAACCGGTTGGAGGTATTAGAATGGGCAGCGCGATTCGATATGTTAAAAGTTTAACTGGTGGAAAACGTTATTCCGCTTGGCGATATTGTCCTCATGAATCATTATGCTCTAATTCGGCCGGTTCTGCAATTCTCGTTGCATTTGATGCTTCTGGTAATCTATATCGAAAATACGCATCGTCGATAGGTGCTGTAATCGGCGGAACCGCATCTTGGTCAGAGCCAGAAACCATTCTTACCATATCTACGCTACATATGTTTTCGCTTTCTAAGGCTAGAGCAACGCTTATTAATAATAAACTATATATGTTGGTAGATTACTATGACGAAACGCTTGATTGCATGACGAGCACGTTTTGGAGAGACGATACTGGAATCGGCGATAGCTTTGCGAAAATATCGTCCATAAGAGCTCAGTGTTCGGTTCCTGGTAACTATGCATACTCAACAAATCCATATAGCACGTTTATTATTAAGCTATCAAATGGAAATCTTGCTGTTTTGGTGGTTGTTAATTCGAGCACAGGAGGTTTATCATCACTTAGAAAATATCTATATTTAAGCGAGGATGATGGAGCCACTTGGTATACGACTTTTAATATAGCAGATAATTACGTATACGCAGATAACACGTCGTTATCTATTTGGGAAATATACCCTGGTTATATAGTGGCTAACACGGCAACATCAATGGCGGGAAACGTTGTTCTTTTTTCGGATTATGGAGCTAGT